GAAGAAGTTTGGTATTCCAGGTTTGAAATAATTTGAGAGGAATTTCTGAATCCATAAAGGGTTCGCTTTTGATTGGATAACACATTAAAATAATAAGTATTACGATTATCAACGTAATAAAAAAATAAAACACCATTAGATTAGAACAATATTTTATACCTCTTCTATTGTATTTTTTCGCATAAACCTATCAATATCTTCTTCCTTGATATTTTCAACTGTAAGATTATCCAGTAGCTCATCCCTTGTAGGAGTTCGTCCGAGTTCTAGGGTGAATTTCTTGGAAAATCCGTCCAAGATAGCATCTTCTTTTGCAAATTTATCTACTTCTTTATAGACGCTTTTTTTCACACTCACCAATTTATCCAATATATCAGGCTTTGCAATTTCCTGAAAGAGTTGTCTTGTATCGGAAGATGTAAAGGTTCCATCAAAGGTAGTTTTGAATAGTGTAATCATATCTTTGTCAATGGGAGGACTCGTTTCTGTAATACGGTCATATTCTTCCGTAGAAGACATGAGAAACTCATTGACGTGGGCACGTTCCTTTGGATTTCTAGAGAGTTCATTTTTGATGCGTCTATAAAATTTATCCCAGGAAATCATACTTACACGATGAGCTTCGTTTAACTCATTGATATGTAAAAACTGTTGTACCGTGGTAATAATACCCGCAACAATATTGATAGCTCCTATGACGATGGGTGCAAAAAACTTAACATTGTCGGGTAGTTTTTCTTGTGCAAAATTGGCTGTACCTGTTAACGTACTCATTACGATAACTGGTATGGTATATAGATTATGCAATCGTTGGTATTTTGCATGACTTTTCGTATGTAACCATTTGTAACACAGAGCTTTATCTGCCCACTCTGAAAGTATAGATTCATGTTCTGGACACCAGTGATTCGTGTCCATATACTATACCCGAATAAAAAATAACATGTATAGTATATGTTGAAAATAAAAGAAATGAATACAACCATAGTGACCAAGTTTGAAGAATTGCACGAGATTCGTACTCATATGCGCAATCAGTACAAAGAATACCTGGAAAAAAATAAAATAAACAAGGTATTTGGATTAGATTCTTTTCATTATCAGAGCCGCTTGTTGGATTTAGAATCTAAACATTTATACGAACAATATTCTTTTATCAACAATCGTATGTATTGTGACTATTATAAGCTTTATGGAATGGTCAAAGGATGGTACAAAGAACAGTTCAAATTAGAGCCTAAAAAAAGAAGTTATCCACTCTACAAAGATTTGGAACAATATACGTTATTTGAATTTACCGACATACATAATCTAGACATTGATATCTCCGAAATGCTTAAGAAAATATCGGACATTATTCATAAAAAAGAAGAAGAAACGCTTCAAGATAAAAAATCCAAAGCTGGACTCAATATAGATAACTATATTCATCACAATGATTACAATAACACTCTACTCAGAACAAAAATGTTATTATATGAAAAATATTTAACATCCTATCATATATACCACATGTCCTTTCTGTCGCATTTGCTTGACCGGGTATTGTTGATATTTCGCCAAAATACAAATACTGTCAAACTAGGAGAGATTGAGAATTGGGTAGACGTACCGGTGTTAAACAAAGAGGTTCCTAGTACGGATGTATCCAATGTTCTGATACTAGACCTAGACGCGATTGTCATTCATTCTAATACAGTTGAACCAAATAAGGTGGCTGACACGGAACCTTCAGACCCTGTAAAACTTGTAAATCCTGTTACGGTACCTGCAGTCCATGTAGAACCAGCAACGGAACCTGTAAACCCAGTCACAGAACTAATCACTGAACCTGTGACAGAACCTGTGACGGAACCTGTGACGGAACCTGTAAACCCAGACACGGAACCAGTCACTGAACCTGTAAACCCAATCACGGAACCTATCACTGAACCTGTAAACCCAATCACGGAACCTATCACTGAACCTGTAAACCCAATCACTGAACCTATCACTGAACCTGTAAACCCAGTCACGGAACCAATAACTGAACCTATCACTGAACCTATCACTGAACCTGTAGAACCAGTCACAGAACCTGTAGAACCAGTCACTGAACCTGTAAACCCAATCACGGAACCAGTTGACCCAGTCTCTGAACCAGTTGACCCTATCACAGAACCTGTCGCGGAACCAGTTGACACAGTCAATGAACCAGTTGACCCTATCACAGAACCAGTTGACCCTATCACAGAACCAGTAGACCCTATCACGGAACCTACCGAACCTAAAAATCCATCTAAGAAAAAGAAAAAGAAACGTTAATTTACGTGAGGTAATATTTGGAAATATAAATGCGAATCGGTTTCGTTTTACTTGCACTCAGGTGATAATACAAATGCTCGCAACTTTGAACAAAGGATTCGTCTATGAGCAAAGGCAAACGCAAGCAAGACAAGGTATGTAAGGTCCTTTGCCTATCCTCTTCTGGAATCATTTTACGTAAATTTTTATACTCTCCATCGTATCGGATACCTTTGAACAACTTTGTTTTGTACATCGCAAATCCATTGAACGACGATTGACATGGAATCCATTCTTCGCAGCTTTCCAACCGACAGACCACATCTTGTTTCATGCATTCTACCACTGCTCTAGAGTATCTAGAAAACCCCCAACAATGATGTTGAAAAGGCGGATACATCAATGCCCATATGTCATAATAGTCTTTACGATTAAACGTTAATCCATCCCAATCTTCTCTTCCCAGGTAATGTTTTATCAAATGAAGATTCCAAAGTTCTACATTTACATCGTCTGCATCTATCATAAAATGAGTGGTCACATCCAAGGTTTCTAGTTTTTCTAGACACGCATTTCGTGCGTTTGCAATACGGATGGTACGATATGGACTTGGATTGTCTATGTTTAAAAGATGAACTGGAAAGGAGGAACGGGATTGGTATTTTTTCAACAAGGTTTCAGAGTTATCTATACAATTATCATAGGCGACAATCAAGACAAAATCTGTAAACAAGCTCCGTAAACGTTCAATGTTTTTGAGTATTTTTGGAAGATAAGGGGCACAATCCCGAACCGTCATACAACACGCCATACGTTGGGTCTATTAAATTCTTTATTTCATTTATAAATTGGATTAAAAGAACTCACTATAGGAATATAAATGAATTCCTTGGATGACTATACCGAGTTTGCAACGATGTGTGAACAGGCGGTTCGTATGGACGACGTGGATACTATGAAATGGGTAGGCCTTGCCCGAATCAAACAATGTATTGAATATGAAATGTATCAACTGGTCTATTATATGGAAAGAGCAAACATCAATCCAGATTGTATTCCTTTGAGGGAGATGCATCGTTTGTCTGTTTTGAATAGCGTGACGGAACTAAAAAAAACGATTCATGAGTTGAAATGTAAACATTAATTCGTTTAAAGATAACCCACCTATATGTTCATGCGTTGCCTTTCCCTTTTTATGGTGAGAGCATCTGTTTGTAACACCCGGATGTTTTCACAACCAAAATGTACGGATTGCATCTATTACGAACACCGAGAACATCCGTTCACCAATTGCCTCTCTAAATGCAGACGGTTTGGAGAGAGGGACAGTGAAACTGGTAGAATTAGTTACGAATATGCAGATTTGTGTAGAAACAACGAACAGAAGTGTGGACAGATTGGGAAATACTTTGAGTCTAAAGAGAATAAATTTAATAAATATATTTAAACGTATAGAAATAGCCTATAGCATATCCTAGATGAGGTGGTTTGTATTCCTCTATACGAACCATTGTTTCACCTGTAAGCATTTTACTCCATTCTATTATGAAAATACAATGGAGTTAAGTACTTGTAAAAAGTTCAACAACCGATATGCAGATATGTGTCGGATGGATGAAAGTCAGTGCGGGAAAAAAGCAAGACATTTTTTGCCGAAAGAAAAAGACACCCTATCTGAAGTCGCTAAATAAAATAGATTCGTCTCTATTCTTTTGTATCTGTATAAAAAGAATGGACTTACAAAAAAAAATTCAGTGTTTACCCAAAGAACTTCAGGTCATGATTTATGAATTCAATCCAGAGCACAGACGATACACGCGAGAGTTGTACCGTGAACTGAGAGAGTTGATTTATCCACCTTGCCGAGTATGTCTCACACCTTTCAAGAACGAGTTCTGCGGATTGGATTATTTTATCATTCATAAGTATCAAATCTTCAGCCATTGGTGTGATATCCAGTGTTTTGAAGAAGACCTAGATATTCAGAATAAATTAAAATGCTTAACTGCAGTAGACGAATACATGAGGGATTATAGAAGAGATAGACCTAACTAATGCTCTTGGTATAATTTTCTTTTGCATAACCTATCACGGCGCAGGCTATTCTTTTTCCTGCGTTTCCGGTGCGAAGACTTTCTTCGTCTCCAACGCCTAGGTCGTCTTCGTTCTCGTGAAGAATGAGTCCACGGCCAAGAATATTGCATTTGGTTCCACGGAGACGGATACAATCGTCGTAAAAGGTACGATGTACCTCTCCTTTTGCATTTGCTTGTACATTACCTAAATCACCCACGTGTCTTTCTTTGGACAAAGGGCCTCCATGATTCGTATGATAGGGATTAAAATGGGCACACATGCTCATGCAGCGGTCCGTCAAATCACCGGCCTCATGCACATGAAATCCATGAGTCGTATTTGGTTCAAACCCTTTCAGGTTCACTTTGATTTCCACACCTTCTTCGCATTCGGTAAAATAAACGGTTCCATGGATGTCTCCAGAAAACACGGCGACGGCTTTCATTGGACAAGAATGAACCCTTCTATTTATATGATTATACGAATAGACCTACTAGTTTTAAAATTGATAAGCATATAAGAAACATTATCATGGTATAACAATGATTCCGCTGGAAATGAAAGGCATGATTCGGTATTGTCATCCACCCACTCCTATGGTTGGATTGTTTCGTCAATCGTGTTGTCCTATCAAGACACGAGAAGCTTATCAGAAAGCGAGCGCGGAACGAGACATAGGATGTTTTCCATCTATGTTGCATCAAATGGTTTCCAGGTTCAAAGCCTATCGTGCGACAAGACGACTATGGATTCAAGTAATCACTCAGATATTGTCCAATGGACTATTTTCTAAGTATTTAACCTATTGTATCATGGAGTTTATTTCTTCTAAAAAAACAGATTATACCCTTATGCCTCCCTTGATATTTTGTCCCATGATGAGTTACGAGTCCACCCATATTCGTGAACGGTTCGTTCAAATGTCTGGACGGTTGGTTTCCTTGGGCTATTCGGAGCTAGTCCTTCCTCAAATGAAAGATTTTGAACATGAAATTTATTTGAGCCTTTGTCACACACTTTTACATCCGGAAGTGACTGCGATATATGAAGAGCTGGAACGAAAAAAAATAAAAGACAAATGGAGAGTGATATTGTCTTATTTGCGTAACTGTCATTCCTTTTATGTAAAAGAATTACCCATTCATGAAACGGGCGACCGTTGGAAATACTATTGCAACAAGAAAAAGATGGCTATCTATTGCGAGAAGTGTTTGGAACTGAACCAATTGGATGAGGAAGAACTCGGACTGGTTCGGTGTTGGTTCAGCTACATGAAGCACCCCATGTATTGATTTTTTTATACGGTATGTGTATATGTTCGGAGGAGTCAAAGGCCCAAGATTTCCAATGTCTTTAAGGTCTTCAGGGTCTTCTATTTCCTCAAGTAAACCCATTATAGGCAAGAACATAAGGGAGGAAATAGCACGACTTGAAAGAATAAAATTACAAAATGAAAGAATAAAATTACAAAATGAAAAAAGAGAAGAAAGAAGAATAAAAAGAGAAAAGGCAATAAAAGCCTATGCAAAAATTAATAAAATAACAGACTCAAAAATTGAATTTGTAACCGATACTATATTTGACCTTGACACTGACCTTAATATAAAACCCCTTGAGATATTACCTCCTGAGGTTCAGACCCTTATTCGTCAGCGTTCTGAAGGTATGTGTGTCAGAAACCCTCTGGGTACAACTTCATGTCGGCATCTACAAATGTTATTTCTGCTTTATACACTTGCCTACTGTATTACACAACTGATAGGGATAAATGATGATGACACATTACGTAAAATATTGTCAAAGTTATGGCATAATGCTCTTGAACAAGACCCCGAATTAAAGGAATTTTATGGTTGTAACGACGCAACGGTTTTTAGAGACAATCAGAAAATGATTATTCTTGCAGATTCAAATATTGACACTATCTTTGATGGAAGATGTATATTTCCTATGGGACTTATCAAATCATATGCCTTGTCAGATGGAACGATTGGTTACCGTATATTTCATTATTTTATATTATTGATAGAAGGGGAAAGACATTATATTTATAATGCAAATGGTAGCGATACGCTACGAGCACATCCTATGAAAATTGAAATTACTCTGGATGAGTTTAAAGCATTTATTAATCATGTCAATAGATTTAATAAAGATGAGCTGGATTTGTTTATTTTGACTTATTTTATGGAAGGTGCTACGACCCCTTTTTACTTTGATGAAGGATGTAATAGAACCAAAACTTTAGATGAAAAAACGGGTAAATTAATAGAATTGAAACATTATACCCAATTTCAGGTTGCATACTTTCCAGAACTTCGTGAACAATTAATTGGTGCAGCTGGAACTAATTTTTCTATAGATTTAATTTCATTCGCATCTACTTTTGGTATAGTATTGAATAGCGATATTGAAACGAACATACAAAAATGTGTAGCCGATACTTTAAAGAATGATTGTGAACAGGCAAGTGCTTTTGGATTTGGAGGTAAATCAAAGAAAGGCAAACGAACCAAAAAACGACCCAAGCGCCGAACCAAGAAAAACAAACGGTTAAAATTGAAGACCCGTTCATTCTCCAAACGCCTGAAAAGATGACCCCAGACCAGATGTATTACAGCTGGATTGGGTGCGTAGTTAGTTCCTACGTGATTTTGATAGTCCTTTCTATCTACATTCAATACCTAGATAGAAAGGAATATCCTCATCCTGTACGCAGGATAAAAGAACGCGATTCCATTGTCTAAAAAATTGAAGAACTCCTTTTACAATCCTTGTAAGAAAACATGAAAACAGATACGAAAGATTGTACGAATTCAGACACGATGTATTATGTTTGGGTATTCTGTATCGTGGTTACGTTTGTCTCGTTGATAGTATTCGTTGTATTCACTGCTATATAAAATTGACACCACTTCATCTAGGAAGAGGATATCCAAAAGATGAATCATCTGTTGCATCTGGTCCTCTACTACTTTATCATGGGCTTCTTGGGAACCTGTCTCTTGATTAATTTGTACCATTTGTACTGGTTATTCGCGGAATATCGCAAGTTACAACGAGAGACCTATAACGCGTATATGAATATGGTACAAGGTATGGAAGACCGCGACGAAGAGAAGGGGATATAATACATATCCATATCCATATCTATATACGTTTCAAATAGTCTTTGATTTTTTTACGGTCCTGGACAGCTATCTCCATGACCCGTTCCCGCAAGACTTTTAGACTGTAGGTACGGTCATCGTCAAAATGCTTGTTGTGGTCTATGACATAACGCTGTGTCCCCCCTTCGTTCGTACAGACGTGGCCGTTTAATTTATACGTCAATCCTTGATAGACAAAATTGTACCAATCATCACACCCCCAATTCACGATAGATTCTGGAAAATATTGACCAAAGATGTCCATGTGTGTACGCGAGACAAACGACTGGGTGAGAATGCGACCGTTGAGATTGTCCGGTCCCGTAAGGCCGATGTTGCGATGAGACTGGAGTGCATGAATAGAATCATTTATCCATCCACTGGTATGAAACAAAATATCATCTCCGCATTGATAAAAATAATCACACCCCTCGTCATAAGCTTGTTGAAACAAACGATTCCACATTTTGGTCAGATAGCCAGGTTTCTCGTTGAGCTCTATCCATTGAATCGTGACAAAGGATTGAAACACCTGAAGATAGTCTTGTTCCTTTTTCTTGGAAAAAATAGGGTCGTTCTTGTCGTATCCAATATAAAACACGTATTCGTGACCGGGACACCTTGTCGCGAGAAACGTTTTGAGCGTATAATGAAACAAATACGTATCTCTCATCGTGTCCCAGTCACGGTCTTTGGATGTACAAGGCACAAGAATACCGACCTTCATGTACATATTGTATGAAAATCTTTTTATATTGGACAACAACTATTATATGGCTGTTTATGATACAAATCAAGAGAATTAATAATAATTAATAATATTAAATGTCAACCACTTTTTCAGATTTTAAAGTAGGGTCTATCAGCGTAAAAGATGTCAATGAAGCGACCATTGCTCCAGGATTGTTGATGATAAAAGACGGTACACGTACGTTAACGGTGACCCCCTACTCCCTTTCCTGCGATGGAAATTTTACGATTTCTAATGCTACACTAGGAACGACAACAGGTGTCACGGTAAGTAGTTCGGATAATTCCACGAATCTCGCTACAACAGCTTTTGTCAAGGCCCAGTCCTATCTAACAACTGCTTCTTTGAGTGTGTATGCAACCGCTTCATCCTTATCCGACTATGCAAAACGTACTATTGCACAGACATGGAGTGCTTTACAGACGTTCACCGTAGGCATTGTCACAAACGTAATCAATGCAACGACAACCACGTCCGCTATGACATTTGGTTCCAATCTGACAACAGGCACTCTCACGTTTGGAACCAGTACAAGCAGTACCACGTTGAATGGTAATACGACCCTTTCGCAATTGGCTTCCCCTATTACGCCTAATTATTCTTATCCTGTTTCTTCTGGAAAAATTGGATATACCTTATACCTCACCAATCCAAGTAACATAAATGCGACAAATGGAAATCCTACGGTTCTTTTGACTCTATCTGTTCCGAAAGGGGTATGGTTGATAACGGCGCATGCCAATATCATGAATGCGAGTCCAGTCTCCTATACATTGATGTGTTTCAACACTACGACTGCCATTACAACTGCATCCAATTGTCATAATCAACCCTCTGGAGCAGATTTTAGCACAGATATCAGTTTAACTTCTGTGATTCAAGCGACAAGTGATACAACCTATTATCTAGTAGGACAACTAGGATTTAACGGTACATTTTATACAATTACTTCAAACATGTGTAAAATTGCATAATAAAATTGTATACTTATATAGTATGTCATTTAAATACGTGAGTATAAATGTAAAATCTCTCCTTGTACAAGATGTCAATCAAACTTCCATTAGTCCAAGCAACATCGTCTTACAGGATGGAACCCGTACATTAACCGTGACTCCTTCTTCCCTTTCATGCGATGGTTCTTTTACGATTTCAAATGCGACGTTAGGTACGACAACAGGTGTCACGGTAAGTTCCGAAGACAATTCAACCAATCTAGCAACGACCGCGTTTGTCAAGTCACAATCCTACTTGTCCGCATCTTCTATGTCTGTATACGCAACCATTGCATCCTTATCAGAGTACGCAAAGCGGACTATAGAACAGACTTGGACTGCGTTACAGACATTCTCATCCGGGATAGCCACAAACGTGTGGAATGGTATTGCCGGCACGTCCACCATGGAGATTGGCGGCAACTTGACAACAGGGTCTTTAACCCTTGGAACCAGTACAAGTAGTACGACGTTAAACGGTAATACGACGATTACACAATTCGCTTCACCGATGACCACTAATTATTCATATCCAGTTTCCTCTGGAAAAATAGGTTGTTTACTATCAAATACGACTTCTAATCTGAGTACTACTGCAAACACACCTCTTGTTGTAGCATTTCTATCGTTACCACCTGGTGTATGGGCTATAACCGGTCACGTACAAGTGTCTTCTTCCGGAACAAACAACTATAGTAGCATCTCGGTGACTACAGGTACCGTTGTTGATACTACAAAAATGTATCATAAACAACCAACAGGTATAAGCTATAATACGAATATCAATATGACAGTATTTGTGTCCAATGAAACAGCTCAAAACGTGACGTGGAATTTAGTAGGACAGATTGGATTTAACGGCACTTTTCTCAATAATTCAATGATTGCTGCAAGGATTGCGTAAATGAGCCCTAGTTGATTATAAAATATTTTCTATAATCAAATGACCTTTGCCGATTTTAAAGCAAAGTCTATTCTCGTAAAAGAAGTCAATGAAACACTCATTTCTCCGGGAAGGTTGACTGTAAATGAAGGATTACGTACGCTATCCTTGTTCCCTTCGTCCCTTTCCTGTAATGGTTCTTTGACCATTTCAAATGCTACCTTGGGAGCAGCGACAGGCGTTACGGTAAGTTCCGAAGACAATTCAACCAACCTTGCTACTACCGCGTTTGTCAAAGCACAGTCCTATCTAGCGACGATTCCCTCGGGTACGTATGCCACAATAACCTCTTTAGCAGACTATGTAAAGTTCGCGATTGCACAAACCTGGACAGCCTTACAAACTTTCACCTTAGGTATTGTGACAAATGTAATCAGTGCAACGACAGCCACGTCAGCCATGACGATTGGTTCCAATCTGACAACAGGGTCTTTGACGGTTGGTTCTAGTACCAGTAGTACAACATTGAACGGAAATACTACCCTTTTACAATTGGCTTCGCCGATTACTCCGAATTATACCTATCCATTAGCCTCTGGAAAAGTGGGTTATTCCACCTTTGTACAAAATGCAGCCATAAGTGTGGTTGAACATACCCCCAAAACTCTCGTAACCCTATCTGTGCCTCCCGGTGTATGGGGAATCATGGGACATACCACGATTTCTTCCACAGGTACCGGTAATACAATCTATAGTCTTGTATGCATATCAGATGTCAATAATGGGTATAATACCGTTCATATGTCTCACAATCAACCCAGAGGTACCAATTATAATACAGACATAAATGTATCAGGTATTGTCACCAATTCAACCGCAAACAATGTAAATTGGTATTTAGTAGGAATTATGGGATTTGGAGGGAACTTTTCCAACAATTATTTATATATCGTACGTCTTGCCTAACCCTGACCCTGACCCCTGTTGCTTTTAAAAAAATCTATACTTAG